TTTGACTTCTCGGGTTGATGTGTAATAGGCGAGCACTCCAAAAGTAGTGTTTCGCATCACATACTGGTAGCCAGATGTACTTGACGTGGCAGTCAAGGTGGCAGCAATGCCGTTACACAGCATGCCCTTGTTGCCGTAGGCACGAATCCACGTCGTGTCGCTCATGTGCCAGCCGCCAGCGTAAGTGCCGTTGTACCAGCCAGCGCTGCCGTAGCTGCGGAACCAGTCACCCGAAGCTAGATGGATACCGTCATTCCGAAACTCTTGCGTTAGAACGCCGCCACAACTAAACCCGATTCTGTCAGTACCTGAACGGTACATGCCCGTGTTGGTGTCGTCATGGAAACTGAACGTAGGAGAACCCACAGAACCAGCAGCCGTAGAAAAACCGCCATCGGCACGCATCAACCGAGGCGAATAGATGTTCGTCGCAGTTTCTTGGTTGATCCGCAACCAAGTCGTGTCCTCACAACCAATTTCACCAACACGACTCGTGCCGTTGAAAAACTGGATGTGGTCAGAGATGTTGTTGTCCCCTTTGTAGATGCGAATCTCGTGATTGTTGTTAGAACCATCGCCAACATCAAGGCGAGCGTTCAACTGCAACTCGCCCGTCATCGTGCTGCCAGTCAGCTTCACATACTGCGTGTCGTGCGTATGCGAGTCGTTGTTGACCGCAGCGGAAATAGCAATGTTCGACGTGCCATCAAACGCCACGGCAGTAGCCGTGATGTCGCCCGTGATGTCAATCGTGCGGGCAGTCTCTAGCGCCGTGGCGGTAGCAGCGTTGCCGCTAATGTCGTTCGACAACGTTCCGTTCGGAACATCGTTCGCACGACCAGCACCCAACACCAGAACCTCACCCGTGGAAGCGTCCACACGCACCACACGGCCAATTTTCTGCACCAGCTCAGACGACCCCGTCGGACGGGTCGTCGTCAACCCGCCCGTAGGAGCCACATACAACTCGTCATTGATGCTGTACGTCGAAGTGTCCAAGCTGCCGATCACGCCAAGGATCGTCGCATGCCCCTCAGCATTGTTTGCCAACGATGTCTGGTTGATCCCCAACGCAGGCATCGTGCTAGCCGTGTCAGCCCGAGAAGGCGACACTTCAATCGCACCAGAGGCTCCTACAGACCCTGTGGCGTACACGGGGATGCCAGCACCGATTGTGCCACCAGACGTGTTCTTGATGTGCAAATAAACAGGCCCAGCAAGATCGCCATGAATATGCGACGCATCCAACAGCCCGTTGACCGTCAGATCTTCGACCGTGAAGTCCAGACCAGACAGGTCGGTATCAAGGTTCAAGGTTACGGTGGCGGCAGACCCGCCACCGCTCAGGCCAGTGCCAGCAACAACGGTTTGGATTACACCGTCAGCACCGTCAGCACCGTCTGCTCCTGCTGGCCCCTGCGGGCCAGTAGCGCCCGTGGCACCAGTCGCACCAGTCGCACCAGTGTCACCTTGCGGTCCCTGCGGACCCGTGTCGCCTTGTGGACCCTGAGGGCCAGTAGCTCCAGTCGGGCCTGTCGGGCCAGTCGGACCGTCTCTCAAGACAAAGTCGAAGGTGGCGGCACTAGAGGTGCCGCTGTTCGTGACAGACGCCGTGCCAGCGTTCGTGACAGACGTGGTAGTGCCGACAGCGATCGTTGCTGCTGCACCATCTGCACCATCTGCACCATCTGCACCTGCAGGCCCCGTAGCGCCCGTATTCCCCTGGGGGCCTTGGATACCTTGGATGCCTTGAGGGCCAGTCGGTCCCGTGTCTCCAGTGTCGCCTTGAGGCCCTTGCGGGCCAGTTGGGCCAGTGGGGCCAGTTGCGCCAGTAGGGCCAGTGGGGCCATCACGCAGAACAAAATCAAAGACGGCAGCGCCAGAAGTGCCGCTGTTAGTAACGCTCGCAGTTCCAGAGTTATCAACAGAAGTCGTCGTGCCAACAGCAATGGTTGCAGCTGCACCCGTAGGGCCAGTAGCACCCGTGTCGCCCTGCGGTCCTGTTGCACCAGTCGCTCCTGTCGGTCCTGTCGCTCCCTGCGTGCCAGTCGCACCCTTCTGCGCCAACGTCTGCCAGTTTGTGTTAGAGGCGCCTACAGACGGCAGAGCGTTGCCCGTGTTGGAACTGGTGCGAGACACGAACGTGTTGCCGTTGCCGTCGGCAACGACATCACCAATGTCGTAGGTGGTTGACGAGCTGTAGGTGCCGACGTAGTCAGGCCCGCCCGAAATGTTGACCTGAACTGAAGGCTCGTCAGAGTTCAGGTTGTACTGACGGTCTACCCAGTTACCCATTTTCAGCGTGCCATTCTAGGTGGTCGTCTTGACGACGACGGACTTCCTTAACGTCGTCCCGAACTTCACCAATCCGTTCCGAAATGTCATCCAGCCGCCGCAGATTAGCGGCGTGCTGGTCAGTGTTCTCCCGCCGAAACCTGGCAGCAAAGACAGCAAACAGGCCCGTTACCAGAGCTGCTCCCGTGCCGCCAAAGATGGCTGCCCACTCAGCCATGTCATGCTGCCTCGACAGCTGCCAAACGAGTACGAATGTCTTGGATTGCCAACGTCATCAACGACATCCACGCCGTCTGATCAACACCCATCAGAATCTGATCGCCGTTTTCATCAGTACCGTGGCTAGCAAGAAACTCCGAAACCGTTTCCATGTCATCGGCAATCGGGCCGATCTCGGGATACCCAGGAGCAGTAATACGGTTCCACATCTTCGGAACGACAGAGTCAATCATGTCGGCAGTCAAATAACTGCCAAGATCCGCCGAAATGTTTTCCTTATCGGCGGCAACCGAAGAGTTCTTGACCAAAGCAGACAAGCCAAAGCCAGTGATGATGTGAGCAGCGGTGCCGCTGCCAGTCGGAAACTGGGAGCCGCTGTCGTTCGACTTGAACGTACCTGTTGCTTTGGTAACAACGTCGTTTGCGGTTACAGCGCCACCGATTTGGAAATGCTTAACACTGTCAATCCAAAACGCAAACTCATCATCGTCGTCGTCGAACCTGATCTGATCGTTCTCGTTACCAAACTCGATCTTCTTCTGGCTGCTGACATTCAACAAGCCGTTTACAGACAAATTGTTAGGGAACGTGTAGTTGCCTGTGCCGAACGTGCCAGCATCAATCTTGCTGGCGTTCAAATCGGGAATATCGGCAGCTTCCAAATCTGCCGCAAGCGTCAACGTAACGTTTGCGTCACCATCAATGCTGACGCTGCCCGTCATGTCACCGTCAACCGTCAAAGTACGGGCAGTCAACCACTTAGAAGCAGTAGCAGCATTACCAGTCGTAGATGACGAAGTCGTAGCGTTGCCGTTAAACGTAGCTGCCGAAACGTCAACAATGACCGTGCTGCTAGCATCAAGAACGTCACCCTTGAACGTGGCATCAGAACCATTGGTTCCGTTGTCCAACACGACGCTGGTGCCGTTGCTGGCAACAATCTGGCCCGTAATGTCGGCGTCAACGTCCAAGTTGCCGTTAACAGTCAACGTGTTAGACACAATCAGACTGTTGATTGTCTGAGTGCCAGTAATTTCCCGAGAACCGCTGGTCCACACAACGTTGTTGTTGATGTAGTCGACCAGCGAATCAAAGTTGGCGTTGACTTCAGCTGCGACCGCATCGGACGCAGCGACGAACGTATTAGGTACTGATGCAGTCATTGCTACGACCTCGGCTTCTTCGGCAGGTACTTGAGGGTGAAGCCTCTAATTTCCCATTGGACATTGGTTGGGCCACGGAACTTCAAAGCAACAGAGCGGCCCGTGCCCCCAATGCTTCCCCCACGAACAACTTCGTCCTGCGTGGTCGCAGTTCCATACGCCCACTGCTTGTTGTCCCAGAACGACCCAGGGTTGTCAGCAGAATGATCAACAAGATCTTCAGTGACATACGGCGGATCGCCGTCATCGTCATCCCACACAAGGCTGTCAGAACTGCCCGTGCCAGCCATCTCAATCAACAACGTCTTGCGGGCTTCGCCATCGTAATAGTCTAGATACACCTCAGCCTGAACCGTATGTGCCGACGGGCCAGCCATGATGAACTCTGGCCGCTTGTACCGTTTTGGCAAAAACGGCGACCCGCTATCTAGCCAGCGAGTCTTAAAGTACGAAGAAATCCCTACTTGGGTCGATGTGGCTGCTTCGTTGAACGTGTCGATAGCAGCGTTCGTTTCAAGCTCTACAAGCCCCACAGTTGCAACAGGGGCAGTTAGGCCATCGGGATCAACAACTTCCGTGCCTGTAGCCGCCACATGAATGACCTCATAGTCGGCGTTCTGGAACTCGACGTTGGCCAGCATGTCAACGTCGTACACGACCCAAGCCCCAGTCGAAGGGTCTAGCACGAAACAACGAGACGTGTAATCAGTCATAGGTACACGCACCCATACGCGTCCCAGAACGGAAGCGACGTACACTTCGTCCAAGCTGGAAGTGTCTACTTCGCCCCGCTCCATTAGCGGGTACACCTTTTCGAACGCCCAGCGGGGTTCGCCGTCGCCGTTGTAATAGTAGACGCCACGGTCAGGCGAGAAGAACCAAACACCGTCAGGGTTGACGCACACACCGTTGGCGTTGGTGGCGCCTACAGACGACGAGACTTTGACGACTTGAAAGTTCTGGCGGCTGTACCCAAGCACGGCATAAACAGAACGGTTCAGGAACACCAGTAGCTGATCACGGAACGATGCGATCTTAACGATTTCGTCGCCGTCTTCGTCGCCAACGTCAATCCAGTCGTCTTCGGCCCAACGGTCAGCGTAGCCAGGGTGCGAGAAACGCACCCGAGTCGGATGCACGTTGACGCCTTCGTCGGTGTACGCAGCCCACATAAACCCGCCGTGCGAAGCAAGGAACCTGCACTTAGGGAAGATGTCGCCAGTAGCAGTGGCGTAGTCGTTCTGGTACGAGGCGTGAGCGTCAGGGATCTCGTCAGTAGCAGCGTCGGGAGTGCCCGACGGGGTGCCCCACGATTGAGTCAGGTCAGTGCCGCCAGCAAACCACGACTTGCCATTCATCATGGTGTGATCAAGGATCTCGCAATCGCCAGTGTTCGTAATGCTGGTCCAGCCAGCACCAATGCTGAAAGCCATGTTGGTCGAACCAACACCACCAGCGGTCGCAACAACCTTCGACGTGTTGTTGACCTGATCTCGATGCTCAAACAGCTTTTCGGGACGAGTGGTGTTGCCAAACGGCTGATGGTCGCCCCAGTCAGACACAGACTTGCGACGTTGCACGCCGCCACGGCGTGAAACGTCCACGTTCAACATGTCAGGCGACTCGTTAGCAGCCAGCATGAACCTGTCTTCGATAGCGTTGTAACCGCCAGTGAAATCAACCTGAGGATCAAGCCTCACGCTGGGGCCACGACCAGAACGCCTAATGGGAACGGCCACTCAGATCACTCCCATGCAAAGCGAGGATCTGCCAACGGATACATGTTGCGGTTGTAGTCGCCGCCCATCGTTACGCTAATAGCAGGAGAAGGATCGTCGTAGAACTTGACCAGTTCTCGCAGTCGCAAATCAGCTAGATCAGCGTAGTACAACGCCGTCTGCGGCTCGTCCTGCTGGGCGTAGGCCCTGCCGAGCGCCCAGTTCAGAATTGGGCTGTCGAACTCTGCGGGCATATCCGAAACTTGATCGCCAGGATCAACAGCCCCAACCCAATCCTTAGGCTTCTTGTAGCCACGAATTACGAATGTGTCATCAGAGTTGGCAGGTGCAGGATCAAGCACTAGCTCGCCGTTGTTCCACACCGACCAGTAGTTAGGGCTGCCTGAAGTGTCGCTATCTCGTGACCTGTAACGGTCACGGGTAGCAATGTCTTGCCATCGTAGATCCCATGAAGGTCCACGAACTTGGCGAATCTCAGCGATCTTCTCAGCGCCGCCGTCTTCAATAAAGGTAAACGTGTAATTGCTTACCCCTTCGCTGCCAGTGAACGTCCAGTCGTACTGAAAGAACGGCCATTCTTGACGGCGGGTTTGTGCACGAGTAGCTCCATCACGAACCCACTCGTCTACAAGAGTGTCTGGGAGGTCCGTGGCGTCCAAGTCCAGCGTCAGTCGAATCAGTTCACGAAACTTTGCCAGGTTGTACGCCACGGCCCTCTCCAAACAATCGGATCAGGGGCAGGCCAGCTCAAGCTGACCTGCCCCCATCAACTCTGACCTAAGGGTCAGGTCAGGCCGTAGATAACGCCCTGGTGACGACGGCTGTTGATCGTCAGGTTGCCGTAGGTCAGCATCTTCATGGTCCGAGTGTCCTTGTCGACAGGCTGGATGAACGGGCCAGCCTTGAAGAAACGGTCACGGTGAACCTTGAGACGCAGGTACTTCGGGTTGATGAAGTACATGTGACCAGAGGGGCAATCCTCGTCGAAGAGGACGGGGCGGCCCTTGAACTCCAGAGCCTGGAAGCCAGCGTCAGCAAGCGAAGCGTCCATGTGGCGGACGTTGCCCTGCAGAAGCGACTCGTAGTCCTCGTGAAGCGACTGCGTGGTCAGGATGAACTGCGGGGTGTCGCCACCGACAGAGCAGTCGTTGAACACGTTGGTCATCTTCTGACGGTCAAGCGTGGTGGTGTCGGTGTGACCGAAACCAGCAACGCCGTTCGTGACAGCCTCAGCAGCCTGGCCAGCGTCGTGGATCTGGGAACGCCACCAAGTGTTGTTCGCAGGATCAATGCCGCCAACGGTGGAGTAGCCACGAGCCTCGGAGCCAACGTCGGCAGAGTCGTAGCCGCCAACAAGGTTCCAAAGACCGTTGAAGTCCTTGTTGCTGTTGCCAGTGCCGTCCTCGTAGAACATCTCGTTCATCTTCTGAACGACAGATTCACGAGCGACCTCGATCTTGGTGTTGAGAAGGTCAAGGAACGCAGCTTCGCCGCTGTTCTGAGCCTCTTCAATACCCGAAATCGACACGGTCGAAGCAAGCTGCTTCCACTCGTACACAGCCGAAGTGACTTCTTCCTGCGGGGTGTTGTTGATTGCCTCAACGCCCGAGTAAGTAGCCGTGTTGGTCGAGTTGTCAGCACCGATCAGCGCTTCTTGAATGCGAGCACCGCCGTCGATCTGGATGACCTGCCCCGCACGAGCGAGGAAGTAAGCCAGCGGTCGGGCCTGGAAGACCTGATCAATGAACTGAGGGGTAACCTTGGCAAAGGTCGTAGTCAGAATGTCTGACCAGTTAGCATCGGTGTCCTTGTAACCGAAAGCCATGATGTACTCCTAAGGAGAGTAGGGACGGGATCAGCCGAACGTCAGCCGTTCAGCAGCGGATCTCCAATATCCGAAAAGCCGTTTTCGCTCATCGAATCTCGGAGAGCCTCAGCGAGAGTGTTTCGCCAAGAACCCTGGGAAGCAGGCGAATAGTCCTTCGGACCAGAATCCACGTTGCCGCCAGGAATACCAGCCCCTGCCGCCACAACACCCTGCATCATCCGCTTTTCTTCCAGAACCTGCTGCTGCTCTGCCTCAATTGCCCGCTGCGTAGCAGCCGACTCTTGAAGTTCAACCCAGTTCAGATCGCGATACGCCATCTCAACTGTAGGAATGTCGTTCGCCTGCATGTGCCGAAGAACAACTTCATGGTCGAAGTCGCCGTAGCGACTCTGAACATCAGCAATTTCATTCATCAAAGCTGAACGTTGCTGCTGCTGTGCGACGGTCCCGACCGTTCCCCGAAGTTGCTGAATCTCTGCCTTCAACGCAGCCACCTCGGGGGTGTCTGCGGGAGCCTCAATTGGCTCCCCCCACTCGTTCGTAGCTGCAGGAGCCGTGGCTGCTACAGGCTGCTGAACCTTGTAGGTGTTGGCAATCAACTCAACGGTTGCTTTGGGGTCTTGGTCAAGCGCCTGAAGAAGATCAAGTCCTCTTTGGGCGATTCGACGCTGGTTTGCGAGGTCTTGCGTCTTCTGGGTGTAATCCCTGTTACGCATGTACCCCTGTGCCGCCTCTTCCTGGGTGATCACTGTTCCGTCTGGAAGAGTGATTCCGTCGTTTGGCTGCTGCTGACTTTGGGCGGTTGCTCCGTCTTGGAGTCCACTTTCGGTCTGGATCACGGATTGCTCCTTAGGAGTCCACGGGCGGGTTGCTCCTATGGGAACCTAGACAATGTTCAGGAGAACAAAGCGTTCCAAGTATTCCTGCCCACAACGCCATCGGCCTTCAGGCCACGATGGCGTTGGAAACTCTTTACTGCGGCAGCAGTCATGCGGCCATAAACGCCGTCAACACCGCCAGGATCATGCCCCTTGTCTCGTAGTTGACGCTGGACCAACTCGACAGCTTTGCCACGAGAACGACGGCGACGGCTCAACGGCTTTGCCGCAACCTGTTCCCCGAGCGCAGCAACATATTTAGCAACTGCTTCCCAATCAACGCCCTTGGCGCCAAGCTTCGGATCCTGCGGCATAGTGCGGCCACGCTGCAACCAAGCGTACAACTCGCTGCCAGGGCAGCTCGTAGACGCTTTGTCTCGATGGCCTTTGATCCAAAGTTTGTTGTTGTACCGATTCTGGATCTGATCCATAGTCCAACGGATCGATTCCAGCGCCTTGTCGGGTACAGGGCCAGATCCCCAGCCCGTGTAGCAAATAGACTCGGTACGGCTGTTCCAGCCTCGGGTAGCGCCACCAACAATGCCGCCGCCACGCCCTTCGTAAACGACACCTTCTTCGTCGACAAGCCAGTTGTATGCAATAGCGTTCCAGCCACGGGTGTCCATGTGGGTCCGTTCGAACGCCTTTAGGGCCTTGGGGCCGCTAGGGCCGTTTTGCACGCCGCTGTGGTGCAGAACAATGCCTACAACCCTAGATGGCTTTAGGCGGGTAAACGGCTTTCGGGGCATGCGGGCGCCCCAGCCCGAACGTGTAATAATCGGTCGCATTGTGCTCCTACAGGCCCAGCTGGGCAGCAGCGTCAGCGTCAGCCTGTGCTTGTGGTTCTAGCTGCGGAGCGTCGGCGCCAACGCCGCCGCCCATGCCTAATGCTTGCAGAGCTTGACCGTTTACGCCACCAGGCATCCCCATCTGAGGCTGCTGTTGCTGCGGCGGCTCTTGCAAGAACTTCTCAGGGTTCTTGATAGCAAAGCCGTCACGGAGCACGACACGCAACAGCTCTTGAACATTGACCTGGCCAGTCTGGATAAACGGCCCCATAGCTTGCAGCATGCCAAGAGCCGATTGGCGACGGAACGTTTCGTTCTTCGGGACAGTAGATCCTGCTTCAACACGGAACTCGTACTGGCCCTTGATGTCTTCACGGGTGTAAGGCACAAAGACTGAACCGCCGTCTCGACCAATAACCTTGGCAGCCTGCTGGCCCGTAACGTACTGCTGGTTGATCTGTAGCAGCTTCGTAGCAAGGTTAGCAATAAACGTCTCGACACGGTCCAGCTTCTCAGCGGTGCGGACGTTTGCTGCGTCCTGCAGCAGGCTGGCTTCGGTGGCGGTACGGCGGATTTGGCCGCCGCCGCCACGCATAAACTCGGTAATGCCCGAGATGTCTTGAATGTCGTTTTCGATTGCCTGTGACCAGTTGTACAAGCCAGGGTCCATGCCGATCTGGTTGACAGGCTGAATTACGTCGGCAAGTGGCACGCTGTCGTCTTCAACGAAGATCACTTCGCCGTCACGCTTCGAAGCAATCTTGGTTAGGTCAGACTGAGAAATAGCAGCCTTGCGGGCCAGGTACTTCCGTGCGTAACGGGCACGGTGGTTCATCATCTCAGAACGGGTCTTTGACAGTTCCTTGACCAGCGGGGCGATCATTTCAAGATCGCCCATCGGGTAGAAGTGGTCAGGCACCTCATAGTTGCGGACCATCTCAAACGGATGCCCAAATGCATACGGCATTTCACGAGGCCGAATCAGATACTCGGTAGCGCCAGCCGTAAACGTACACATCGTTTGGCGGGCCAAGTCGTAAAACTCAAACACCTCAACGAGTTCGTTGGACTCGTAGTTTTCCTTATGGCGGGCGTAGTGAGGGTCTGCCAACGTCAGCCCAGGCATGGCGTTGTCACGCGCTTTGCGACTGTAGGCAGGGTCAGTCTTTACGTCGTCAATGTGGCGCACGATACGCTGCGCCACCCAGCGGGCGTCTTCCAGCGACGTGGCCTCGGGGTTAACAAACATGTCGTGGGGCGAGATGCGCTCCAAAACGGGTCGGTCAACAATCGTTTGTTTCGAAGAAGCAATAATTTGCCTAGCTAAATCTTCATCAGAAGCTGGCTCTCTGTCTTCTTCTTCCGCAAGAGCCTGCTCGTCAACCAAAGCGGTCTGGAACCTGAGAGCAAACTCTTCTTCTGTCAGGTCTTTTTCGGCTTCTTCGTAGGACCACAGCATTTTGCACCAGCCGTGGCCAACGATCAAAGCGTCTTTAACTGCACGGCGGAACGGTTCCTGCATGCGGTAACGTTCCCACTGGTGGTTCACCATTGCCTGAACGAACACGGCGCGTGTTTCTAGTTCAGGTTGATTGGCGACTACGGTGATCTGCGGTCGAGAAACCGAAACAGCAGGGTAGATGACGTTAATCGTCGAGAACGCCTGGTTGATTGCGATTCGGTCTTCAGATGCTCGTCCCGAGGCAGGAAAAATGGATTCACCACGGTAAAGGTCGACCATATCGGTCCAACAGTCATCGTAACCTTCGGTTTCCCGCCACTCTTTGGACCGTTCTAGTTCCTGCCCGTAGTACGACAGAAGTTCTGCCTGTGGCTTCTGCTTCGGTTTGCGCCCGAAAACAGGCATGTTGTCTCCTACGAACGAGATGTGCGCTGCAACTCAGTTCCGTTTGCACGCGCATGATCTACTGATTCTTTGAGAGCGCCCATTTGCGTCCAGCCTTCAGCTGTCGACATACGGAACGGGCGCCCTCCCTTGCCCACAGGATCTCGTCCTTGAGCGAACTCGCCATGCCAATGCTTCATCTTGCAAGACCAAGACACAAGCTGGCCTTTGCCAGTACACGGCACTTGATAGAACGTGCGTGTCTCATGATGAAAGCGTTGGGCCGTGCCCCCGCAGGGGCACGGCTCATACGTCAGATCCCACTCGGTCGGGAGTGGTTCTTCAGGTGCAGCGTCACGAATGCCCATCAGGCAAACGTATCAAATGTCCTGCGCGCCGCCAGGCTTGGCGAACCCACCAATCGGGCCACCCATTGCGCCTTCAATAGTGCGAACGTCAGACCCGTCATGCTGGCTACCAACAGGGACGATGCCGCCCTGAGCGTTGCTAGGCAGTTCCGAGCCGCCGCCAGGCGCCGCAAAGCCACCCATGACTTGGCCGTCATGCGACTTCACCATTTCACCAGCACCAGTGCTGTCATACTGCAGTTTGTCTGGACCCATTACAACTCCCGAATCTAGGGACAGAACATGTTCAAAGCACCCTGGACGGTGTCTAGGAGATCACCCAATCCTCTTCAGCGTCAAAGCTGTTCTCCCACTTTTGCAGCTCCTGCTCGTACCACGCCAACGACATGTACGGGTACTCAACCTCTTCCTGATACTCAGGAGCGTAGGCAAACTCTAAAGCGTGTACAGCCAGCGCCAACGAAATCACACGGTCATCGTGCGGCGAACCAGACATGCCGCCACGACTGTTACGGGTAAACCGTGACAGTTCTGCACACGTCGCCACGGACGGCACACCGTCCGAGCGACGTTCACGCAACCACTTGTGCAACTTGTCGATCATTAACGGCTTCGTCACACGGGTCGTCTTCCAGCCCCACTCCATCTGCCGTTTCTTGCTTGTCGAGTTCAACGCCATGCGACGCCAAATACGCCTGTACCCCAACTTGCGCAACTCAGTCACAGTCGTCAGACCATGGTTGTTTACCTCAGGCAAAACCAACGCCGTGTTGTACCACGTCCCCAACTTGAACAACTCATAGGCAAACAAGTCAGGTTCGATGTGGCCATGCCACTCGGCAACAATACGAGTTTCGTCACCAACCGCCAACACATGTGCGCTGCTGTAGTCGCCATGTTTCAAACCCTCAGCAACGTCAGCACCAATCACATACGACGTTTCTTCCTCAGGCAACTCCCACACATGCACAAACGACGACGAAGCCAAATTTTCGACAGGCTCAAACGTCCGAGGAAACTCAGGCCCAGGCCCCTCAAGGTTCAACGTCCACTCAGGCTCAACCGCATCGTTGTTCAACTCTTCCAACAACTCAGCGTTGAACACCATCATGCCCGAACGAATAAACGCCTCAGTCGGGTTCGACGGGTACTCCTGATGCAGCTGCCACTCAGGCAAATCAAACTGCTTCTGCTCATACCAAGCGTCGTCACGCTCAGTCACAGAATCCCAGCCGTAAAACATCGGCTTGAACACCGACTTGCCTGACTGGGCACGCACCCACAGATCTTCGAACTTGTTGCCAGACCCGTTTGCAGTGCTTAGCAGAATGAGCTGACCGCCAATATCGGCGGTCGGCTCAATCGAAGCCCACGCCTCACTAGCGTTCTCCAAGAACGCAAACTCGTCCACCACAATCAGGCGGCCTGTGAAACCACGGGCAGGGTTGTTGCCTGACGGCAACGACAAGATCTCTGACCCGTTCGACAACTCAACCTTCGTCAAGTTCGACGTAGTCACCCGAGCACCCCTAGCAAGCACCCAGCCAGGCAAACGCTCCAACCCAAACTTGACCTTGCCCAACAACTCCTGCGCTTCACGCTCACCCTTGGAAAGCAGCATGACCCGAGTGTTTGGATGCCAATACGCCAACCAGAACACATAAAACGACACCAGCGTTGACCAGCCAA